AGCGTAAAATTACTTACTTCTAGTGTAGCTTTGCAGAGTCTTTATAATGAGAGTGATGAAATTAAAGGCGAAACAAGAGTAGGTGGGAGTCTCACTAATCCATCATTATTTAATGGTCTTGAGTCTGGAAGATATAGCACGGCAATCAATGGATTCGGACTCGGGAAACATGCTCTTAGGGATTTAATCAGTGGTGCTCAGAACATTGGGATTGGTAACAATTGCCTACGAGCCGTAACTACAGGAACAAGAAATATTATTATCGGTTATTTGGCTGGTAGTAGACTAGTAAGTGGTGACGATAATTCTGGTTTTGGAAACAATGTTTTACAGAATAATTACACTGGTAGCCGAAACGTTGCGATGGGTCGAAACTCTGGAAGGAATAACACAGGTTCGGATAACATCTTTATAGGATATGCATCTGCACAAGATGAAACTGGTAGCAATAAACTTTATATAGCAAATACAGCGACAACAACACCACTTATATATGGCGAGTTCGACAATCAACTACTTACCATAAATGGTGATTTCACTGTATATGATACAGCCACAAATCACACGGTTTGTACTGGTGGATCCGTAACTACTACTTACAACATTGGAGCAAGATGGATCGGTGCAAGAGACGATGCTACAATAGAATCAGGTAATTTATTATTTTCATTTCGAGGAGCTTCAACTGTAGATACTGGAACTACTGTAAATTCAGCGGCAGCAATAAGATTTGAAGCTTTTGGTGTACATTCAACTAGTTCGTCTCCCGGCTCAATAGTATTTCAAACAGTTCCTGATGCAAGCACAACACTAACAGATAGAATGGTAATAGACTCTAAGGGGTATATCGGGATAGGAACAAGTGCACCAAAGCTAAATATGCAATTTTCAGATTTTGCTGGAATGTTCTCATTAGGTGCAGGAGTTGGGCAATCCTTCTGGGCTGTAAGAAATATCTATACTGACGATGCAGGAGTAACGTTTAAGAGACTTATCGCTGACAATGATGCAAGTGCACTTGGATTTGCAGACAATGGAGATTTTAACTTTTATTCAAATTCTGATGGTAACACAGCAGCAGATAGTTTGATAACATTACAACTGAATACAACAATTGCAAAAGATGGCGGTGTATTTATGCACCAATTAAAATCTGGAACAGATCAGTCAGATGCCGGAGCCTCAGCAAATGAGCTTTACAGAGACACAGCAGATAATACAATAAAAATTGGAGTGTAGAAGATGGCGACTAAAAAAGTTAATTTTCCCAGAGGCAAGCGTTCTCAACGACCAGTCGGCAGCAATCAGATCAATGTCAAAGAAGTTGCTGTAGAGTTCTCAGCTTATACGAATGTAGAAAATACATTTACAGAAGATCAGATATTTACCGGCGATGTTTATACAGTATTATGGACTGATTACGGTGCAACTTCTACAATAGTTGGATGGGCTGCAACACCAACAGCTAATATCTTCTACAAAAAAGTAGGAAATTTAGTTTGTGTTAACTTCTATATAACTGGAACAAGTGATGCAACAACGGCATCTTTTACGTTACCTTACGCGTCGGTTAACAGTACAAACGGGCTTGCTCGAGTTGCTGCAATGGCTCAAGACAACACATCTTGGCTAACAACGCCTGCGCTAGTTGCACTAGATAACAATAGTGACACCGTTAATATTTATTCGGACTTTTCAGAAGCGGTTTGGACTGCATCGGGAACTAAAATAATAAATGGTCAATTCTTTTTTGAGGCTCAGTAATGGCAATAATTACACTAGCTGAATACAAAACTTACCCTAGTTATTCAACTACTCAATCAGATTCTATAATCTCAGAACTGATTGACGATGTTGAGGTCGACTTTCTATTTATAAGAAACAAGGAATTTAAAGAATTCACAGGGAATGTCACGAACGCAAGTGCAATAATAACAAGTGTCAATAACATTTCTGGAATTAAAAAGAATGATTGGATTGAATCAAACAATATAAACGGTAAAGTTTTAAGCATAAACACAACAGATGCAACAATAACACTTAGTACAAACGCTACAGGAACAGCCGAAGCCGACGAATTGATGGTTTATCCTGCTGGGGTAAAGAGAGTTGTATCGGAAATGATAAACTTTAAGATAGAAACTTATACAGGGATAACAACCGAATCACTAGAAAATCACAGTGTTGACTATGGCGAGATGTCAAAAGGATACCCAAAAAGCATTGTACGGTCTATCAAAAGGTATTTATAATGAACATACGGGCTAATTTTAAAACACCTATGCAAGTATGGAGAGTGTCGCAAGGAACAGCGCCAAACTGGGAAACTACTAAAAATTTGTTAAGTACTGTTAAATGTCTTTACAATGAAGCAAGTCATGATAAAAAGTATGCAGAAGATGGAGAGACTTTAATACTTAGTGGTACTGCGCATATTGAACCGACTGACATTCTAAATACAGATGAAGTTGTAATTGCCGGGATAAATTACGAAGTAGTAAATAAGAAAGACCCGTCTTTAATCGGACAAAACTATATAATATCTTTAAGGGAAGTTAGATAAAATGTTTAAAGATTATTCCGGCAACGTCTTAAAAGACATAGAGAGAAAAAAGCGAAAGTTTCTTTTAATGACTGGTGTTGATGGAGTTGAGAATTGGGTAAGATTAAGCCCGGTAGTTACTGGACTATATAAAAACGCTGTAATGTTCAATACAAGTTGGGGGCGATTCTCCCCTTTCGGAACAGCAAGTGGTGAAGATGGCGGTATAGTAACACCAAAGAAAACAGTTAGTAGACCTAACCAACAAGATACTATAAGAGTCGGAGTCAATTTAGTTTACGCACAAAAAGTAGAAGATATTCACGACACGGGGTTAAAAGCGATGGATTACAGTAGAGTAAATTATAGCAAATTAGCAAAGTTGGTGTTTTAAATGGCGATAAACCAAGACAGTATATATGCGTATTTAGTCGCAGATACAGAACTTATGACATTGATAAACAGTGAATCTATTGCATGGTCGGTTGCACCTGAAGAAATAAAAATGTCTATCGTCTGTAAAATGATGACCGACCCAAAAATAGAGGGTACGGAACGATCTTGGCAAAGATGGCGATTCACTATAAAAGCAGATTCTAAATTATTGTGTAAATCCATAGCGGATAGACTACTTGATTTATTGCATAATGTAAAAGGTGATATAGGTGGTTGCAACATAAGTAACAGTTTTAATTTATCGAATGAAGACCCATCTTACAATGAAGAAAGACGATACGAAATACAGCAAGACTACAGAATAAGTAAATATAAATAACAGGAGAAAAAATTATGGCAGAACCACAAACAACCGAAACCATCGCCTATCAACTTAACGGTGCAGTAATGATCGAAGTTGCCGAACTTGAAAGTTCAACATGGGTAGATGCGGGTGCAGTTATCGGAGCTAAATTCAATGAAGAATTAACAGTTTCCACAATTGAATCTGATAACGTAGAAGACAGAAAATTAGTGACAGACCAAAAGGCAATGATTGAGTTCGAGCAAATCGAGTTCATGAATGATGATGTGAGAGAGATCACAAGAGGAGGGCTTGACCTTGTAACTAATATTCCAGCAACACCAGTTTCCGCACACAATCAAACAGCACTTGATGGAGCTTGGAGCTGGAACGTTCCTATAGCCTTAACTTTTAAAAACAGTTCTGGAGCTATGATAACACCTACAACTGTAACTGGTGGAACAGACGGTTTGCTTGTTGAAGATACGGATTACTTTGTATCTAAAATTGGAAGTGTTTCGTATGTAACTATTGTTGACTCGGCAACGGTAACAATCGAGGGACAGGATATGGTTATAGTTTATGACTACACACCTATCGCAAGTCAAGAAGTTACAACCGGTGGAATCTCAGTTATTCCAGAATTTCAAGCAAGATTTACAAACACCGACGAAAACGGAAAGATTGTTCAATGGCTATTCTTCAAGTGTTCAATCACTAAAGGATTCGAGCTTGAGTTTCAAAAGTACAACGCAGAAGATTCGAGAGTTAAAAACCCGACATCGTTTGAGGCTATGAAAGATAGCTCACTTGCAAACGGTGCTCAGCTTTATAAGAAAACAGAAACACTTTAAAACATTGACCGTCTCAAATCGGGACGGTCAAACCTAAAAATGGAGATAGAAATGGAAATTGTAGATTTAGAAGAACTAAAACCAAAGACTCAGAAATTGAAAGTTAAGTCATATTTAACTAAAAAGAAATATATAATCGACATAATTTATAACGCTGGAGTGATGGCGGTTCAACAAAAGTTCAAAGACGAACCAGAAAAACAAGAAATCGAAACAGTTAGCGCTGTATGTCGTGCAAAATATCCAGAAATGGATGTCGAATGGGTAGATGCAAATTTCAGTCACGACGATATCGGAGCTATTTATATATTTGTAATGTACAACTTTAACTATGCAAGAGAGCAAGCTCAAAAACTTACTTTTGCAAAAGACGTAAAAAAAAAGAAAACAAAATCATTCTTGGCAAAATTATTGCAACGGTAATGTCGAGTTTCTCTCAATTTAGTTTATCAAATTGCATGTATAGGCTAAGTTGGGATCAGTTACTTTATTGGTATCAAATGTCAAATTTCATAGAACATCAAATTGAACCATTAAAAGATAGAATGAACACTACAGTCAGCGGGGATGCCGAAATAAGTATAGAAGATTTCAGAGAAAATCATACATATACTAAAGATGGATGGGTAAAAAATGGCTGAACAAGTTGGCGAACTATACTATGATTTAACTATAAAAGATGACAAGTTTAACAAGTCACTTAAGACAGCCACAAATAATACTCAAAATTTAGATAAAAAAATAACTAAAACGGGCAAATCTTTAAAGAAATTTAGCACACTTGCCAAAGTTGGTGCAGTTGTAGCAATCGGTTCTTTCGCCCTTGCAATGAGAAAAGCCGTCAAAGATGCTAGCGACCTTGAAGAAACTACAAATAAATTCAATGTTGTTTTTTCCGATGTGCAAGATTCTGCAAACGAAATGGCTAAAGTCTTAGTCGATAGCTATGGGGCGAGCAAAGAGGGTGCACTAGACGCACTTTCTGCAACCGGTGATCTACTTACTGGAATGGGACTACAGCAAGAGAAAGCATTGGAGCTATCGTTCGCAACAGCAAAACTAGCTGAGGATTTAGCAAGTTTCACCAATATCGAAGGTGGTGCAGAAAGAGTTACAAGAGCATTAACTAGCGCATACACCGGAGAACGTGAAGCATTGAAAAGCGTTGGAATCGTTATTTCGGAAAAAGCAGTAAAAGACAAGCTTCTGTTAAATGGTCAAGAAAATCTAACCGGTTCCGCATTGCTACAAGCAAAAGCCGAAGCAACTCTTGCGCTTGCAATTGAACAGTCGGGAAACGCAATTGGAGACAAAGAACGATCTTTTGATTCGTTCGCAAATGTGCAAAAGCGTATAGCAAATAGAATGACGGATATTAGTGCGGAGCTAGGCAAGGAATTGTTACCGGAACTTTCGAAACTTGGAGTGCTATTTCTTGAAGTGTCTGGCGACGGTAGTGTGTTTATGTCGGCATTAAAAGGCATGCTGAAAATAATCATCAATGTTGCAAAAGGTATTGCAAAAATAATCGGGGCGGTCGATCTTTGGAATAAAAATAGAAATCTTGACAAGATAACAGAAAAGTTAGAGATATATAGAAAACAACAAATTGCTTTGTTGGTTGGAATGAAGCAATTTGAACAGGCTGGGTTTTTTAGTTCAACAGTAAAAAAGAAAGGTGAGAAATTTATTCTTTTTCTAGAGAGAGTAATAAAAAATACCAAAAAACACTCAAACGAGCAAAGAAAAGCATTATATTTTTATGACAGACTTGTCGCAATTGGGAAAGCAATAAACAGATTAAGTGGTGCGCAAAACGAATCCGTTCAAGAGATGCTTGGTTCTGCCCAAAGTCTTTCTAAATTAGATCACATCCAAACAAAAGAACAAAAGAAACAACTTGCATTAAGACTAAAAGCAGCAAAACAAAGAGATAGAAATCTAAATACATCTAAAAAACAAGTTAAATCTGAAAAAGATAGAAATGAAGAAATAAAAAAACGTGCAGCACTTGAAAAAGAAGCGTCAGCATTTGCATTGGGATTTGCAGATCCAATTGCTCAAATAGAAGCACAAGAAAAAGCAAAACTTGACAAGCTTGATGAATACAGAAAAAAGAATTTAGACGCTGTTAAAAACGCTCAAGGAATCGAAGAGAAAATTAAAGCAGAATCCGCAAGAAAACAAATAGAATTGAGAGCACAACAAGCATTCACAACCTTATCAACTGTAGCGAGTCAGTTAGGACAACTAAGTGAATTATACGCAATGTCCGCACAAAACGATACAATGAGAATAGATAACGCAACGCAAGTTAAAATGACAGCACTTACAAGTGAATATGATGCCGAAGTTGAAGCCATAAATAATAGTGTACTGTCGCAAGAAGACAAAGATAAAAAATTAACAGCTCTTGATGAAAAAAGAGCTAGAGACGAAAAAGCGATTGAAGACAAGGCGTCAAAGGACAAACGAAAAATAGCATATGATTTAGCCGTTGCGCAAAAGAAATTAAGAATTGCAGAGACATTGCTAATGATTCCGCAGGCATCTATGGCGGCATGGACAAGTGCAATGACTTTACCATATCCATACAACCTGATTGCCGGTGGTTCGTCGGTTGCAGCAACAGTAGCACTTGGTGCTGCAAAAGTTGCAATGATAAGTCAACAGCCATTACCTCAGCTTGCCAACGGTGGTTTTATCGGGGCAACAGCTGGAGGAACTGACGTAACAGTCGGAGAGGGACGATTTGATGAAGCGGTTATTCCATTGAGTGATGTGTTTTATAATCGACTTGCAAGTGGAATTACAAACGCATTAAGTGGGGTTAGTACAGAAACTGGTGGAACTATTGAACCAGTTACAAGCAATAATCAAGCTATAAATTTAAACTTGACAATTGATACAGGAAGCGAAACATTTTATACTAAGATTGAAAACGCAATAGCAAACAGAGAAATTGTTATTGAACTAGATAATTTGGCGGTACAATAATGAGAATAATTTACGAAAATAATGTTTTCGATTCAGTAATTTCTACCAACTCAGTAGATCTTAACTATCCACTCGAAAACATACAAGACACAAGACTTTCTAGGTTGTATCGCTCAGAAACAAAGACAGGTGTTGAAATTGATCTCTACAACGAAAATATAGACAAAGAGCTTAATTACATATTTCTACTTAACGACAACTTGACAGCCACGGCAACGGTAACAATCGAAGCTAACACCGTTGACAGTTTCACGAGTCCACCGTTCTCTAAATCTTTGACATACGAAAATGGTTTTTATTCTGCATATTTTACAGATGCACTAGACACATATAAATACTGGAGACTGACAATTACAGATACTTCAAACACTAACGATTATATCCAAATCGGGATGGTAATTATCGGGGACTATCTTCAATTGCCTGCTATGAAGCAAGACCAGTCATTCCCAACCGTCACAAAAAGCAGAAAGTCAATATCAAATAGCGGTCAAGTCTATGGTTCAAAACGATACAAATACAAGCCTGTTAAGGCAAACTTTCCTTTTGTATCTAGACAACAGAAAACAGATATTGAGTCAATGTTTGATGAAGTAGAAAACTATCAACCGATTTTAATGTTAATGTATGAAAGCGACCTATCAATACTAGCACCGCTTTATTGTACGCTAGATTCGGACACTTTAAAAATGGATCGAAACGGTACAACTTTATTGCCGTTTAAGTCAAGTTTTGATTTTATACAAGCATTTTAGCTTGACATATGTTAAGCAATATGTTTATTTATTACAAATAATTAACTTAACTAGAAATAGTGTAGTTTTTATTTGACAAGAGTTATCATCTATTTTAGAATAAAGTAAATAAAATAAAAGGATGGTAACGCCATGAGAAGATTAGTTTTAAGTTTAGTAATGATTTTTAGTTTAATAGGATGTGAGATGGCTGGAACGCAATATAATTTATCAACACCGACAGACCCAAACCCAGAGAATATTATAGAGACAGCAGATAAGGACGCTAAAGGCAAATTAGCACTTAGTTTAACTAATTTCGATAATTCCACAATTCCTCAGATTGAGAAAGGTAGCGTTGCCGAGGTATCGGGGACAAGATTTGTATTTGATGCACTCGAAACAATAGTTGGCTCAGCAAGTGACGGGACAGCTTATATTTACATCGATGGCGCAGATGGTACGGCTAACTGGACGAATACAGCACCAGTGTGGAATGGAGAAAAACAAGGTTATTACCATAGTACAAGTAATTATAGATATGTTGCTAGGATTATAAAAGAAGGAACAAATTACAATAACAAAACTATTTTATATTTCCCTGAGAATAGTGGATATAAAACACGAATATCTGCATATGTTGACAACTTAAGCAATGGCACGAACTCATATAGCCCATTAGTTTACAATAATGAAATATTTGACACTAAGAACGAGTACAATCAATCAACCGGATTAGTAACAATAAAAGAAGATGATTATTATGATTTATCTGCATCCTTAACTTATGAAACTGATGACAATTTAATACTTTCAACTGTCTATATCGAATTAAAGGTAAATAGTTCCGTAATAAGAAATATTCCGGAAGCGTCAAAAGCAAAAGCAGATACAAATCATATAGTATTGGGAGGTATTTTTTATTTTAACAAGGGGGACATAATAGAAATAAAAATACAGAAATTTAATTCCCCTTATGCTAATTGGATACAAAGCAATCAATGTATATATTTGGCAATACATCAATTATGACATACTCTTTAGAGCTAAATAAAAACGTCAATCATAAGATTGTAATATTTGAATACGACTTGCCCGTTCTCATAACTGAGTTTATCAATTATGAGTCTGGTATTTTTTACAAACAATTCTACAAATCAAGAAACATTCCAGAGGGTGCATTATTCCCGCAAGCTTATTATAACGACAATATCGACAATGAAGAGTATACGAATATAGGTAGTCTTTCTGTAGACAATACAGACTACACAAAAGTTTTTAACTTAGCAGACCTAAGGACTCAAAACGAATCATTCTATTTTAATTATGCAGAACAAAGATTGTATATTCACTTCGACAATATGACTTGGCACTTTGGCGAAACTGTCCGGATGGGTTCTGTTCAAGGTCTAATCGACAACATAGACATGGAACGACCAGACGGTGCTTACTACAACGACATATATTATGAGCCACGAATAACTAAGCTACCTACGTTAAATTCAGCAAAAGATCCTTTATTTTGGGGTTTGCTAAGCTATAAAGGGCTATCTATTAACATAGAAAACGCAGATGGAGCTTACGATAATTTCACAGAGCTTGATGTTTTCGGTCAGTCGGCAAGATGGAAACTTGGATTTAGTGGAATAGAATATAGTGAATTTGTAACGGTCAAAACAGGATATATCACAAATCCAAAGTGGGACAATTACAGCCTTACTCTTAACATGCAAGATCCTAGAGACAGACTATCTGCAGACATTGCAACGAACAAACTAGACAAAGCAACTTATCCAAACTTAAGTGATGACAATGTAGGGGAATCAAAGCCTGTATGTTATGGAGTAGTTAGGAGTGCTAAGAGTATTTGTCTTGATGAATTAGCAAGCAGTCCTACAAATAATACGTTTCTGATCGCAGACACTGAATTTAATGCTATATCAGCACTGACTAAAGTCTACAGAAAAGTCGATAATGATACACAAGATATAACGGCAAGCGTTGTAAGTTCAGACTTAAGTGAGGGAACGTTTCTTTTGCCACACTCGACGGTATTTGATGGCGATTCTCTATATGAGATTACAATAGACTTTACCGGTTCAACGATTGAAAACGGTTTTGATGTTATGCAAGACATTTATGAAAACTATGGAGAGATTCAATTTCTATCTAGTAATTATAACATCGATGAATGGAACGACGAAAAAACAGGGGCGTCTGATGTAGGAATTTACTTAGGCAAGCCGACTACAATCAAAAAAGCATTTGAGGAAATTACAAAATCAATCCAATCATTTTGGCTTATTCAAGATGATGGTTTAATTTCTAATAGAATCTTTAACGAAAATAGAACGATAAAAAAACGCATTGAGAACGACGAATGGGAAAACGAGCCTAAATTTTCAAAACCAGAAAAAGAATATCTATCAAGCTCAACATGTGAATACGACAAAAAGCAAGACGCAAACTCTTATCGTAAATATGAGAATCTTGACTACAGTGTAGAAGCACAAAGAAAATATAAAGTTCAAAAGTCAAAGTCATTTAAAACATTATTGACAAATAAAACTGACGCTACCAAATTTACGCAAAACATATTAGATCGAAGTGCAAATGTTCAAACTACAGTAAAAAGAAGAACATTATTAAAGCATATTGATTTGCAAATAATGGATTTTATAGAATGTAGCCATGATAGAAGCGAAAAAGAATTTAATGTTTATGAGGTTATCGGAAAAGTGGTCAATCTTGAACTAGGTACAATTGATTTGATCATGAAATATGTAAAAGAAGCGGTAGAGATAACAGAACATGTATTAACGCTTGACGCTTTATATGGATCTCTGGACACCGAATATTATGAAATATCAAAATAGAAGAGGATTAAATGGCAACAACTAAAAAAAACATATCAGAAATAGACTTAACAAAAACTACACTGGATGGTACCGAATGGCTGGTGGGTAGGGATCAGTTAGGGAATGATTTTAAGATATCAACTGATAATTTCTCTAGTTCGCTAAGTGCTTTTCCAGTTGGCTCTGCAATTCCATTTATGGGAATAACGATTCCAGCAAATTACTTATTAGGAGACGGTTCAAGTTTAAATAGAACAACTTATGCACCTTTATTTGCAGCAACAACAAAAGAAATAGGAACGTTTACAGTAACGATTGCAACAGATGCAGTATTTACATTGTCGACACACGGATTATCTACAGGCGATAATATAGAATTGACCACAGATGGAACTTTGCCTACTGGGCTTTCAGAATACATAAACTACTTCATCGACAAAATAGACACGGACACTTTTTATTTATGCCCAACAAGAGCAGATGCAATAGCGAGTACAAATAGAATAGATACAAGTGCAACTCAATCTGAAGTTCATACGTTAAGATATACGCCTTATGGAGTGAATAGCTCAAGTGAATTTTTAGTTGTAGATTTAAGAGGTGCTGGAATTATTGGTGTCGGTGAAAACGGTCAATATTTGATGGCTGACGGCAATCCTTATACGGGGAATCGGTTGGGTATTGGTGAATTGGATGCTATGCAAGGATGGCAACTAGGAGCGAGTGCAGATGATACAGGAGCAAGGGACTATTACGGGAAGGCTGGACTTCGAGATTATTACAATGGGGCTGTTGTATCAGCTGGATCGGCAGAAATGCGAGTAGATACAACAGCACAGGGGGGCTCTAATATGCTAAAAGCCGTGAATGACGGAACTCGCGGGGACATAAGAAGTAACTTCAAGACAACACAGTTCAATCTACCATCTCAATTAATAATTAAATACAAATAGGATAAATAAATGATAGTTTACACATACGACGAACAAACAAAAAAAGAAACAGGAACTCATATTTGCCAAAAATGCCCAGAGTCCAAAGAGTGGCTTTATCCTCAATTTTATAGAAAAGATGAGCCACAGAATATTCCTAGCGAAATAAAAAACAAGTCTAATTTCTACATAAACAAGAAATGGAAAATAAAAGACGACTTTAAAAACGCAAAAACATGGAATAAAAAAACAGGAGAAGTAAAAATAAATACTGAATTTGAACTTGAAAAAGGATATACAGAAAAAGAAAAACCGTCCGAGTATCATGTTTTCAAGAAAGATGACTGGGGTATTGACGAAAAGCTTAAAAAAGAAGTTGAGAAAATAAATAATAACAATAAAATCAAAGCCGAATTATTGCAAACTGACATAGAAATATCACGATCTCTTGAAAATGTAATTGATGTTTTGATAAAAGATGGGAATAAGTTTGATAAAAAAATAACTGACCTGGTTAAAAAGAAAAAAGAACTAAGAAAGAAAATAAAGGTCTAACATGGAACAAGAATTAAGAATTTTACTTACATCAATAAAAGAATCACAGGAAAAATCTACAGGCATAAACGAGAAGGTATTAGATGACTTAGACGAAATAAAACTAAATATAAAAAATATAGAGTTGAAAGTAACTGACATAAATAACACGTCAATTAGACATGAATTAAGAATAGAGAATCTAGAAAACCAAATAAAGACAGAAAAAGAGAACATGAGTAAACATATTGACGATAAAATTAAAATTGCTATATCTGGAGTTTCAATTAAATTTTACATTGCTGCAATATCGGCTCTGGTTACATCAATAGGATTTGCTTTAATGACAATAAAGGATTTAATCAAATGATAAAAAGAGCCAGTCAAGTCATAACATCAAGATATGGCTACAGAACGCACCCTATAACAAAAAAGAAAAAGAAATTTCATTATGGTGTAGATCTTAGAAGCTGGAGTCATTTAACATGGAAACCTCAGCTAATTATATTTCCAGAGACTTGTAAAGTAACAAGAATTTCAAAGACCTCAAAGTGGGGTTATAAAATTGAATATCTGGGACTTGACACTGGTCATGAATTTGTATCATTGCACGTAAAGCCGATAAACATAACACAAGGTCGAATATATCCAACTCATTCAATTATAGGTCAAAGTCATATCACATGGTACATGAAACAACACCATGAACATTTTGAAGTTCTAAAGAATGGATTAAACATTGATCCTGTAGATTATTTCATACTAAAAAAAATAAAATTCAAATACAAGAGGTAATAAAATGAAAGTAACATTTGTTCTAATATCGGGAATAACAACGATGGCTTTGTTCTCATATTTCCTATATAAATTAGTGGAAAGTGGAGCGATATAATGAAGAAGTTTTTTAAAAAAATATCAAAAAAACTATCAAGTAGAAAATTTCAAGCGTGGATAGTCGCAACAACATTATTACTATTCGACAAGATAACAAGTAATGACTGGGTAATAATAACAGGGATTTATATCGGAATAAATTTAATACAAAAAGTGATAGAGAGTAGGAATGAAAATATTTAATTTTATAAAAAAGTGGGACTTTATGTTTATCATTGCGGGAATATTGACAATGTTAATATTGTTCAACGTTTCTTGCAAGTCCTTAAAAGTTTACAATATAGAAAATGAAACCTCACCTTGTAACAAAATGTATACGCAAATGGACTTCGACATTAAGAAGAACAATAAAACAACAACATTGGTGACTTTATGGCAAACCAAATGTAGTGAATCGCTAGACAGAAAAACAAAAGAAGATTGCAAGCGTTGGATTTTTAAAGATAATGAAATAGATAAAAAACAACATCAAAAATATTCTTATTATCTGGAATGCATAGCAAAATAAAACAAATAACAGTTGACAATAATATACTTTAATATATAGTAGTAAGTATATTAAGGGAGTCAACGAATGTATATCTTAGAAGAGTTAGACCGACAATTAGAATTAGCAAGAGCTATTAAAATTGAAAAAGAAATTACCATTGAAAGCTATATTGACAGTTTCGAAAATAAAATAATTTTTTTTGATGATGGACTTTTAACTGACCTAAAAAAGCCTACAAGTGACGTAGACAAGAATATTGAGATTGCAGAGATAGAAGAAAAAGCTATTGCTCGAAGTGGATCAATTGAAAAGTTCGTCAAGGAATCAATTGCAGATTTGAGAGATGAAGAAGAGTATCAAAATCAATTACGAAAAATGAAGCCCGCTATTAGATAGTCGGGTTTTTTATATTTAAAAAAGGGGGAATTATGGCAAAAGAAATTGTCAAAAAAAGCACATTAAAAATTGACTTTGAATTAAGTAATGAGTTTTCAGATTATTGTAATGAAAATGATTTAATTAAAGAGAGAGTTACCAACAAAATCATTAAAGAATTTCTAAAAGAAAAAACAAGCGAGGAACTATGAAAAACGTAGTTAAAAAATTACAAGAAGCGAGACACCATATTAAGTCAAGCAACATGAAAAAAGATGGTCAAAATAAGTTCTCAAAGTATTCTTATTTCACACCAGAGCAAATAAACATTCTGGTTGCACATGCCGAGAAAGAAAACACATTATTGCATAAGTTCGATTTGATGCAAGATGAATATGGATATTTGGGAGTGTTGGAAATTATAGATTATGAGTCTGGCGAGTCTGTAAAGTTTTATCAAAGAACAGCTATTCCAGAAATGAAAGCTACAAATATTACTCAACAAATGGGCGGAAGTGTAACATATACAAACAGATATATGTTGATGACAGCCTATGACATAGTTGAGAATGAGGACGATTTTGACGCACAAGACAACCGACCACAAGTAAAAGAAAAAGGCAATCTGAACGAGTCTTTAGAAGAAATTAAAAACTCTAAAAGCAAAGAAAGTATGTCCAAAACTTGGAACCATGTCTGGTTTAAAGAATGGGACGAAAACGCCACAGGGACGCTTAAAACAGCATTTAACGACAAATTGAAAGAGTTTGAAAACCAAAATTAAAGGGGTGGAGAGATGAATGCAGTAGAAGAAATGGAACACGCCAAAAACAATGATGGCGAAATTTTAGAAGGTGAAGCGCTCAGCAAAAGACAAATGGAAGCTATTGTTTTGGATCAAGAAGTTGGAAAAGAGACAGCGGTTTTAATCAAAGATAGTTTTGGTTTGTTTTTGGAAAACATGGACGAATACGAGAAAATCGCAAAGGCTATTATTGTTACAGACTCAACACAAAGTGAGCTGATGGGTAAAGCCAAAATGTTGAGAGCTGAAATTCGTAAAATTAGAACAGACGCAGACAAGCAAAGAAAGTTGATGAAAAAAGAAAATTTGGCTTATTTAAAAACAGTTCAAAATGTTTTCAACTTTGTAGAAGACAAGACGAAACCATTAGAGCAACATTTACTAGAACAAGAAAAATTCACAGAATTGCAAGAAGAAAGAAGAATAGAAGAGGTAATGAAAAAAAGGAACGTTGAACTAGAGCCTTTTCAAGAGTTTATTTTCGATGGTATAAATATTGGTGAAATGATAGAACCAGAATATCAAAGATATTTATTAAGCTTAAGGGCTCAAAAAAGACAAAAAGAAGATGAAGAGTTCAAACTCAAAAAAGAAAATGAAGAACGTGAAAAGAAAGCACAAATCGAGAACGAAAAATTAAGAAAGCAGATTGCAGAAAACAAGAAAGAAATAGAAGAGATAGAAGCAAAAGCAAAAAAAGAGAACGAAGAAAAAGAACGACTTAAGCAGGAAGAAATCAAAAAAGAGGAATCTTTAAAATCTGCATCTGATAGCGATAAAATGCAAATGCTGAAAGGGCAACTCTTGAGTCTCAAATATCCAGAAATTTCAAGCAATGAGAATATTGAAAAGATGGATATAATTAGAACACAAATAAATAAAATAATAAAATATATTGGAGAATAAAATGACTAAAATTATTAAATGTACTTGTAAAAATGACTTTCAAGACCAGAAATACGGACAAGGAAAGCGAGTCCATAATCAAACAAAAAATGACACATTTAGATGTACAATTTGCAAAAAGGAGCAAAAATAAAATGGCAACAAACAACGATTTAAACCAAACAATACTTACAGGACGATTAACAGCAGACATAGAAATCTCATATTCTGGAGCTGGAAAAGAAATAGGCAAATTCTCACTTGCGGTCGGTTTTAAATATGGGGATACCGAAAAGACATCATTTATCAACTGTACAGTATTCGGAAAAACAGCAACCTTTCTTAGTCAATACACTGGAAAAGGCAAAAGGGTTTCAGTGGTTGGTAGATTAGATCAATCAACTTGGACAGATAGCAATGACAATAAAAAATCAGCTATTGGAGTGGTATGCAACACGGTTCATATTATAGACTGGAAAGAAGATGGTCAGCAACAAGCACCAGCACAATCAAAACCAGTTCAACAAGCACCAGTAATGACAGACAATCCATTTGACGAATCGGAAATTCCATTTTAATCTAAATAAAAAATCGGGTAGAAATAATTCTACCCGATTAAAAAAAGAGATGAAAGCAAGTGCGAGGACACTCAATCAACTTATAAAACCCACACCTAAAAAAGTCAACCAAAAAAAGAGATACAATGAAAACTTTAATAATCAGCAAACTAATCGGTCAACGAATTAAATTGGACAACGACACTTACAACGAAATAAAAGACTTTGATCTAATTATATCTAACGATAAAATAATAATACAATTTGAAAACCACCAACAACTACTTAAAAATTACATAATGAAAATCGAAAACAAAAACAAAAATTATGCGAAATTCAAAAATGACATATTCGACTTTCAGAGAGATAATTTATATATTGTGACAGCTTCAAGTGTGCGAGACCAAAAACCACAAAGTTACGATGTTGAATATAAAGGCGTCGCAACCCACAATAGAAAAGATCGTTACACAAAATATTATATTGCAGTCAAAAATTATAAATCAAATAAAGTTTATCTTAAATGCAACAGCGTCTATGAATCGGCTCAAAAATACAACGCAATCTGCGACCTTATCGGAGTTGCCGGATATAGAAACGATGTTGAAAAATATGAACTCTCTCAAGACGAAAAAGAAAAAGTGAAAAAAAAGTTAGAATTATAGGACGAATGTGGTTTTTTATTTGACGGGATCGAGTGTGTTTGATATGCTAACTTACGAGGAAATAAAAAAATAGAGAGGTTTAAGATGGAAGCAAGAACATTGACTAACGATTATGATTTAGCAATGCCATATTACAGACTGTTGCTGAATAAATTTCTTGACAGTATGCAAAAACAGAGAGCAGAAAAAGAAGCATATATTGCAACTAAAAAATTATGGAGAGGTTTTGAGATATGAAAAATGAAAATAAAGAAAAAACACTTGCTTATGTATTTATGAGAATTAAAGGGAAAACAACAAAGAGAAAAGGATTTCTGTCTAAATTCAGAAAGGCAAAAGTTCACGACATGACAGCAAAAAAAGAGGAATTGAAATGATATTTTCAAGAAATTTAGAAGATTTTATTTTCTCGTTAGAAATTGAACTAGAGTGGACCAAAAGAAAAAAATAAAGGAAATGATATGAGAGAAAACTTAACACTAGAAGAAATAGACAAATTCGTCTATGGCAATAACGGACTACTTGACAGAGTAGTAAATGAAATAAAATTACTTGGCTTCACAGGTTGTGTCGAAAAGACAGGAATCAAAAGACAATTCTTCTGGAATCTTGTAAAGCGATACAATGATGATAAAATAAGAAACCACATAAAGGTTACAACTATCTTTGAAACTGCTAAAAAACTAGAGGTAGATTGATGAATTTCCCGAAAATCACAAACATAGAAAGATTAACAGAATTAACAGAACGAACAACAAAAGACCTTGATGAAATAAAATCAATTCTTAAAGAGGAAATTGAGCTGATGAATGATAGCGGGGTGAAGTTTAAAAAGATCGCTAGATTCTATGGCGTTTCGGATGCAACACTCAGTCAATTTAGATGCAACACAAGAGACTTAAAATATAATACAATAATGGATATAGCAAGAGGAATAACGAGATGAATACAGAAATATTTACAAATGAACTTAACAAATTCTTAAAAGAGAAAGCCGAAAATAGAGGTGTTAATTCTAACGTTGTAGTGCTGCTTGAAAAAGAAGAAATCGAAAAAGTTATGTTTAATATGATACAGGTTGCAAAATAATGCTAGAAATTAAAAACACAAAAATATATGGGCTAGAGGATTCTATTGAACGAATGGGTTATCCTATGCGATGGGAAGAGCCAAAAGATTTGATAGACAATGATAATGAAGTTGATTTATCAAGACTTGAAAAATTAGGTTCTGTAAAAAGCGGGACTGGTCATGACAATGGACTAAAAGGAATCATAGTTCAATTTGACCTTAAATACCCTCAATACTTTACTCCTCAATTACAGAGATATAATTGGATAGATATAGTGTCTAGCCAATCTAAGATGCATACTTTACTTAAAAGAGAATCCATTGCAGAGAGTTGTAATAATCGTGTTGATGGAAGAATTGTAGAAATTATAAACAATATGCTAAAACGTTATGATAACGCCACCGACAAGAAACGTAAAGATGAAATATTTAAAAACATCATTTCTTCTTTGCCTATGGGATTTGAATTATGGATGGGAATATCTACAAATTACTTACAACTCAAAACTATTTATCATCAAAGGCGAAACCATAAGCTTGAAGAGTGGCAAGTTTTTTGTGACTGGATTGAGGGATTGACTTATTTTAAAAGTCATATTTTAGGGAATCAAGAGGTTTAAATATGAAATGCGACAGTAAAGAATGTGTCAAATATAACGATACAAAAAATAATAATTGTAATGTGTTCGATAACATAAGAGATTGTAAACTTTTTTACCCTCTAAAAGAAAAAATGATATGTTATAATGTCGGATGCGTAAATTTTGATGAAAAAGCTATAAATAATTGCGGGCACTTAACAGATAGGGAAATGATAAACTGCCTTGAATTTCTAGGTGATTTTGAAATTGTCACGACTAGCAAAACAAAAAATCATTACGAATCTAAAACAGGAATGCAAGCAATAGACGTAATCAACGCCTTTGACTTAAACTTCAATCTAGGCAACGTTATTAAATACACATTGCGAGCAGGCAAAAAAGACGACAAGATTAAAGACTTAAACAAGGCTATTGATTATTTAAAATATGAAATAGAAAGAACGGAATTAAAAGAGAGGATAAAATGAATAGAGAGATATTATTTAAAGCAAAAAGACTGGATACTGGTGAATGGGTAGAGGGCGATTTATATCATTACGACAATTGTTTTGACGGTGTAATAATATATCCTAAAACGATAGATAGAACGGGAATCAAAGTTGACCCCAAAACAGTATCTCAATTTACAGGAATTACAGACAGGAACAACGTCAAGATATTTGAGAATGACATAGTTGATGGATTCTATGGACGTAACTATGTGATTAAATATGAAATAGAAACAACAAAGAAAACTGTTAGTCATGGATATAGTGCGAACTGTATAAAGTCAGGATTTGAAATGATGAACGGTAATAAATTAATAATAAGAGGGAATATTTTTGACAATTCAGAATTAGCAGACGCGCCAAATCATTAAAAATAAAGAGGTTTTTAAAATGGATAAAAAACAGCAACTTAAAAAATGGCTAACAGATAATTACAAAGTATCTTATCACGATTTCACACTTGGTAAAATAGAATCAATTAAAAATTACATAGAGCCATTATCTAACATAGAATTTGAGTTATATCTTCCACATCTTGAAATGATAATAAATTTCATTTGTGAGATTATAGACGAAGAAATACATGATTTTAGTTACTTCGTAGAACTAAGTATGTTTTTAAATAGATTGCATTTAAACATTGACAAATAAACAACCACATTATACATTATAACCAGTTGCAAGAGATGGAGCTTTGCACATCGCAACAATAAAAGTATTGTATAATAATTTTGTATTTAGTAAAGTGTAAATTAAGATAATCTGAAAATGTTGTCTTTTTTTGTGTAAAAATATAATAAAGGGTTGACGATAATTCAATAGCAATGTATATTAGTATTATAATCAAGGGGGCTTGAATGAAAAAAGAATTAACGTTTAATTTTACGAATGAGTCAGTTGGGGTAATTGTAAAAGACAATGATCCATTATTCCGATTATCAGACATAGGAAAAGTTTTAGAATTAACTAACGTCTATAGGCAAGCTAAAGCCTTTAAAAAGGGGGTGCATACTGTGACGACCCTTACAAAAGGTGGAGAGCAAGACGTTGTATATGTTTCGGAATCTAATTTATATAGACTGATATTTAAATCAAGAAAAAAAGAAGCCATTAGGTTTCAAGACTGGGTTGTAGAAGAAGTAATACCGTCTATTAGGAAAACAGGAAAATATTTTATTCCAGACAAGCTAAAAAAAGACTCAACTGAGAACAGAAAGCTATTGACGTCAGAATGGAAAAAGCACGGTATTTCAAAGCCTAAAGAATACAAAGATTTAACATTAAAAGAATATGATTCTCTTGGTTTTGAAGATGGCAAAAGAAAAAAAGATTTAACAGAAAAAGAATTATTAACATTGAACGCCCTTGAAAGCGTAGAGATGTTGAAGCTATTTAGCGACGACAAAATAAACGGATTTTTAGAATGTAGCGATAGTATAAAAGAAACATCAAATTCTATAAATCAACTAACGAATAAAAAAGAGGAAGGGTAATGAATATAAAGCCATGTCCATTTTGTGGTGAACCAATAAAGCCATGGACTAACAAATCAGAAAGCAGACCTAAAGGGGACTATATATATTCTAGCAAAAAAGGTGCTAAAACTTGTATAAATCATATATGTGAAAGCGGGTTAATAATAAAAACAGGTTACCATTTTCTAGAATACGATGCAATAAGAGAATGGAATAATAGGGTGTGAGATTATGAAAGGCGTAAGATTAAGGTTCACAGATAGTTTAATGATTGGAGTTAATTAAAATGGAAAAAGAATTTTTAATGAAAGTTTTAATGACAAATATTTATATTTTCGCATTTGGAATTGCAGTTGTTAGAATGCTTTTAGAATACAATAGCAAAATAAACGACACTGTCTTAAGTTATATTATTGCATTATTATTGATCATATTGATTATTAGCGGATCAATTATTCCAGTTACTGGGATTTGGTCTTTATGGATATAATTATAAAACAATTAACAAATAAAAAGGCGGTTGAATAATGAAAGATTACAACGTATGGATAGAGGGCTATAGTTTTACTGGTGGTCAAGATCAAGCAGAATTTCTAGGAACCTATAAAGCTATATCATTCAAAAGTGCTTGCGAACGAGCAATGAATTTTAAAGATTACGACTTAAGATATTACAACAATGAGCGCAACTCACATTGGGGTTGTAAATTTTATGAAACTGAAATTGAAGCAAGAAAGAATTTTGGATAAAAGAGGTGGCAAATGTCATGGGCGTAACTCAAAAAATGCTAGAATTACTTAGTGCAGAACTGGAAGAAGAAAAAGTAGAGAATTATGAACCTTGTCTTCATGCAGAAATGTTAAAAACAAAAATGTATATCAACGTGTTAAGCAAATACATGAATATTTTAGAAGAGCATGATAAGAAGATAATGGAAAAAATAAAACAATATCCGAAAGGTGAAAATATTGAACAGAAGACAAAAAACTAAACAAGGTCAATCAAGCGACATAAAAGAAATAGCAAAAGATTGTGAATTTAACAAGGGAGTTAACTAAAATGGAAGCAAATGAAATAGCAAGAATATTTATCTACAAACCAATAGATAAAGAATATATTTGGGATAGAATCGAAGGGGTTAATTTTTCGTTTAGAGGAATACCAGAAGATGACGAGGTTTTAGTATACGACCAAAAAAACAAATCATTGAATAATCTTGACAGCAAAAGAGAATACGAACTAGAATTATCTAACTATATATTCTTTTCGTATGAAGCTTATGATGGATTAAACAATGAAATACGAGAATCCGAAGAAGAGTTTTTCAAAAACAAAAAATTAATAGAAGTGATAAACAATTATGCAGAAAAAAATATATTATCTGGATACTCCATGGAATATAGCTCAATAGTATTACATGTAGCATTTAATATATATGGAGTGTCGTCTATGACCGATTGTGGAGCAAAGCATGAGGTAGTTACCGACTATGTGGGAATAATAGACATGGAAAATTTAAATATATTTAAGGACGTTATATAAATTACTTGACTTTTTACTACATTATACTTATATATAACTATATAAGTAAATGATTTGACCGTCGTTTATTTATAACAACTATCCACAATAATACGAAAGATGTTTTTTCGTAATCTAGGGTGTTAATTTATTTTCGTGGATGAAATAGATTGACCGGTCAAACTAGATTACAAGAAAACATCTTTTTTTTTGATTAAAATTTATAGGAGTGAACGAGATGAAGCAAATTATAAAAAGTTATTATCAGTTGAAAATTAAAACAGATTCATATGCCGGTAATTTTGAAAGAGAAATTGCAGCTTATTGCACAGGTATAACAGGTGACTGTGGAGTAGGTAGTAAGAAAGCAGAGATCTACAATAAAGAAGAAAGTATAAATATGAGTTACGTTATTCAGCAAATGAGCGACGATAGTACTATATATAGACCAACTGCTATAGATGATAATAATAGTATGGATTTACTTATTTTCTTTTCTGATTATTACAAGAATGACATAAGTAAATATATCAATTATATAAACATTATAAAACGTAGAGCTGATAAATTTAGTAAAATATACAAAGAGTGCCGGATTAAAGGCTTGGAATTTGAAGAAGTTATTATTTCTAAAAAAGTTAAATCAATAAAGTTTTAAATATTTTATGATAAATAAAAAGGTCAAACAATACAAGGAGAGTATAAATAAATGGAAAATATAAAGAATATGCCCATGTGGAAATATTGTGAAAGCTAACATTGTAAATATCGAGATTAAAAAAATAACTTTATTTGCTGAAATTACTTATTTCTTATGTGATGATTGCACTAAGGAAATATTGTCAAAAGTAGATGAATTTTACGACCGTGCATATAATAAGATTATGGATAACGGGAAATAAAATGAAACTCCAAAAAGGAAATACATTCTATGATACCGACAATTACAAATGTCACATCGTAGAGAGAATAATAGAAAAGCCATATAATTTAATAGTTTATAAATATTTCGGCAAGAACAAAAAGAGATGGTTCTATTTTGTAGAACTTGAATTTGTTATTTTAAATAGTTTCGATTGTGGACTATATACAGAAAAGAAAAAGGATAAATAAATGGGAAAGATAAAGAATATGCAAAAATTTAATATGTTCTATCCTTTTGATATAAGCAAAGAAAAACAAATCCAAGTTTCTGACGACAACACTATATCATTAACTAAATGGGATAACTGGAGTCATTACGGTCAAAAAATGTACAACAAAACAACAATTTTAAATATAAACTTAGAACAATTTAAAAAACAATTTTTATCGGATAATTTAAAATATAAACCAAAAAGAAATGCAGATTATAAAAAACTAGAATTATCTGATAAAGAAAAACTAAATATAGGCAAATATTTAATAAAATTTGAAGGTTTAAAATAAATGAATTATAGAAAGTTTTTACAATCAACATTATCAAGCAATGCATTCTGGCAACTCAACAAAACCTTAGTAAAAAAGCTAGGGTTTGAAAGTGCTATACTGTTATCTGATTTAATATCAAAAGAACAATATTTTACAAACAAAAACCAAATTGATAATAAAGGCGGGTTTTTCAATACACAAGAAAACATCGAAGCTGACACAACACTATCACCACACAAGCAAAGAAAAGCATTAAAGCTCTTGATTGGCAATGGATTGGTGGTCGTATATAAAAAAGGGATTCCGCAAAGATTGCATTATATTATAAATCATTATGACATAGCAATGTTTTTAACACAAGAGATTGAGGAAATAAACAATAATGACTTAAAAGATAGTGAATCAGTTGTTCAAGACATAGACACCCATAAGTTAAATACTTTAACAACTGGGAGTGCAAAACCTTTACCTTATAATAAGAATAAAGATAATAAGAATAAAGATAATAAAACTATTAGTCAAGACGTAGAAATTACAATTGAGGAAGTTGATCCAGTTAGTATAGAACCTTTGTTTGATAAATCAAACGATATTAAAATAATGTCTTCATTGAATATGATCTGGAGCAACTACTACAGAAAAAAAGATGATAAGCCTCATACTATATTTAAGAGATTACAAGACAGTTTTAATTCAGAGTATGATAAAATTTACGGTGAACCAATGTTGGATTTATTCACACCTAAAAACAACGGAATAATTAAGAACATTGAAAAGACATTGCTAAGAGCAGACAACCCATTAGAGACAGCTTATAACAAGTTAGAACTACTAAGCACTATAGCAAAGAATAAAAACAAATATCAAGACTGGAAATTTACACCAATTGAGTTACAGAAACATTTAAGTGATTTAGTAGATGGTTGTGTTAAAGGGGTTGCGGTCGAAAATAATAAAAGCAATATACCGAACAATGAAGAGATTGCCGAAATGATGAGAAATATGGAGAGTAATTAAAATGAATAATGTAGAAATTTTTGAATGGTTGAAAAAACAAAATTATCAAACTGAATATGAGGAAACAGGGGAGTATACAATGTTTTTTGGTGTCGATATGCCAAAAATATTAAATGACTTTTATAATCATAAGTCTCAATTGACGTTCAAACAGAAATGATGAAAAATTTATAAATAAAAAATAGAGGTAGAGAGATGAAAAATTGTGATAATAAAAATTGTGATGACTATAGTAATATTGGAAGAAAGAATTGTATGGAATTTACAGAGTTAGGAATGGCAACGTGTAATGACTACATGAGTAGCGAAGAAGACCTAATAAAAAAAATAAACGACATTCCAGATCCGATTCAAGATGAAGACGAACTAAAAACATATTTAATTGATAAATGGGCGAGTGATTACATGAACGCTTTCTTGTTGAAGTCTAAAAAATATGATTTGGAATATTTAAACGAGAATGAAACAATAGCGAAGAGGTCATACAATCTAGCTGATGCAATGTGGAACGCAAGACAAGAGAGTTTAAAGTAATGATAAAAACATATAACTACAAGGGAGTCACTTTTTACATAGAAGTGAGATTGAAAGAAAAAAAAATTGACGACAGTATTTATTACACCATGTTCTCAGTTGTGAGTACTGAAAATTTTGATGGGAGAACAGACGAAAAAGATATTCGGCAAAATAGAATAGAACTAGAAGTTAAAAAAGAAGAGAATGTAATTAAAAAACATATAGACGAAAAATTAGACGTGATCAACTCAGAAAAGATATTATTAGAGATGGGGTTTAAATAATGAACACAGATAAATTCATGTTATCGCTTGTAAGTTATTATGGCAACTATGCAAATGATATAATATCAAGCATAGTAAAAAAATATATCGAGAGCTTAGAAAAGAACGGTTCTAATCTTGAAAAGATGTTTTATGAGATTGTCAAACTTCACAGCAACCAATACAAGACACCGCCCGACGTTGCTAAAATAATTGAACTAACAACAGACAAGAACGAAGTAGAAAAGAAAGCACTTGAAGCGTGGAACGAAATAAACAAGAATGTTAACAGTTACGCAAATGCAATAATTGAAGATGGTGCTTTACAATATGCAATAGAAAACTTAAATGGTTGGGTGAATTTCTGTCAAAGAGACAATGATCCAGCAAAAGAAGCCTGGGTTAAAAAGCGATTCATGGAACTTTACGAAATAGGATATACCGAGAATATCGAGCCGAAAATACTAAAAGGTATCGTTTATCAACAGGGTGGCAAAGAACCACGTGTGGTGTACGTGGGCGGCTCTGAGAGGTGTCTACAGATAGAACAAGACATCAAAACAAAAGCGATTGAAGAAAACAAAGTGATGCAACAAATAAATTTTAAAAGTGGGGAAGTTAAATGAGCAATACTGTAGATGAGGCATCCTTAAAGGCTAAGGAATGGTGTAAAAAAAACAAAGGTTGGGAAAGAATTTGTGACATTCCAGATTATACAATATATAATAAAACTTTTGAAGAGTTATCGAAAAGCGAAAAAAAAGAATGGAATGAATATCATCCTAGTGATCCGATTGGAGCGTGGGAAGAATTTGGAATAAAAGAATCTAAGATAAGATCAGGTTTAATTGGTTCCGATGGAATATTCTACAATGATATATTTGAAGCAATAAAAAATAAAATGGACTTCATGACTGTAATGAAAACCGGGAAAGGAAAGTAAAATGAAAATAACAGCAAAGGCGCAAGCCAACTGGTATCAAACAAACACTAGCGATATACAATCACTACAAAGTTTCTGTAAAAAGAACGATGGAAAAGAATTGACTATTGAGTTTAAAGTAAAAAGCAATAGTCGGTCAGTACAGGCAAACAGATTTTATTTCGGAGTAGTCATTAAAGCATTTGAGAGACTCAATGGTTATCAAAGCGACAGCAACCACAGACTACTCAAAGAACAGTTTTTAAAATATCGTAGACCAGAAGAAGAAATTGAAGCTATTAAGCAAATGAAACAAAAAGCTAACTTAAAATTAGAGGAAGCCGACAAGTACTATATTAAATCGTCAGCAGACTTAAAGGTTATTGATTTTATAAGATATATTGATCTATGCTTAGAACTACTATATGAATATGGCGGTCATTTAGATATGCAAGAGGGTAGCGAGTACAAGGAATTAAAAAAAGATGACAAGGGTAGTTTTTAAGTTGACAGATTAGGAAAGAATAAATATATTGAATTAAATAAAAGAGGAGAAGAGAATGAATATATCTTTAAATGAAATAGAAGCGGAAGCCCACAGGGCAAGTAAAGACAAGTTCGATAGTCGCCAAGACAGGAAGGCTAATCAATATGGCGGGTGGACACGTAAAGAAGGGTTTACAGCAGGAGCCTTATGGATGCAGGAGCAAGTAAATAAAAACATTAAAAATATTTTATTGGGAAAAGTTCAAACTTTAGACATTGAAGATTTTCACACTGAAGAAGACTGGATTAAGAAAAGTGAAGTTGAAGAAATAATAGATATGCACTATGGCAATAAAACAGGATAAACAATGAACATATTAACAGCAACACAAGAACAAAGAAAGAATTACTTTAAAGAACATGCACCGGATAAATGTTTTGATTGCTTACACTGCCAATTTAGTTTTGCGGGTAGCATAGTTTGCATGGAAAGCGTGAAGAGTCATGATGATTTTCCAAGAATAGTTGAAGGGAAAAAGATAACAAGTTGTAATAAAAAAGAGAAAATGTAATATGGATTACAGAATAGAAGATCAATTAAGGCGAGTCCACGAAAGAGATAACTGGACATGTCAAAAATGTGGAAAGCCGTCAAACCAAGCAGCGCATCGGATAGGAAAAGGAAAGGTTAATCATAAAGCATCAATGAGATATGTTATGGAAAATCATCCAGAAATGACACATTTGAAAAGTGACGACATTATACACCATTTATTAAATATGGTGGCAACATGTAGTACCGAATGCAATAGTAGTTATAATATAGGAAACAACATAATAGAAACAAACAAATTGATAGAAAAAATATTAAAGGAGTTGAGGAATGGAAAAAGTAGAGCTTGATTTAGTACATTATGAAAAAATGAAGAAAGAGATTAGAGACCTGAAAGAAAAAAATAAAAAACTTAAAAATGGTCAAATTGTAATTGCTTTTGGACATTTAAATGGATGGATGGGATTTGACTGGACAAGAGAAGAATTTAGCAACCCTAAAAAATTAAATGAAATAGAAGCAATTAAAAACATAGACATGCGAAACAAAAAAAAGATCGCAGGATTAGAAAATGAAATAAAAAAACTAAAATCAAGAACGATATTTGATTTTATAAGAGGCAAAAATAAATGATTAAATTTCAAGATGATAGTTCACATTCAAAACCAAACTTCTACAAGAAACACAAAGAAGACGGTGGATTCGATATTCTAAGTGATGAAAACATATGGTTGATGCCACACGAATCTGCTATAATTGAGACTAATTTAAAAATTGATTTACCTTTTGGGAAAAGTGGGATAATTAAAGGAAAAAGTGGAATGTGTTTCAACCATGATATAGTTGTAGACCAAGATGGGACTATAGACCCGGGATATGAGGGATATATTAAGGTTAAATTGAGAAATAATGGAAGTCAAAAATTTGAAATAAACAAAGGTGATAAAGTTGCGCAAATGCTTATTGTAAATGTTTACACAGGTGATTTTGTCAAGGTTAAAGAAATTGAATCTAAAAGCACTAGGGGAGATGGTGGCTATGGGAGTACTGGCAAATAAAAGCTTAACACAGAAAGAACTAATGAAAGATTTAAGTTATGATTGTGATACTGGAATCTTTATACGAAAAATATCAAGGTCTAATGTGAATATTGGGGATATTGCAGGAGGTACAGAAAAAAATGGATATAGAGTAATAAGATTAAAAGGTAAAAAGTATAAAGCTCATAGACTAGCTTGGCTTTACATTTATGGTAAATTTCCAGATGATCAGATAGACCATATAAATCATATTAGAAACGACAACAGGATATCAAACTTGAGAAGTGTTACACGATCAGAAAATTTAAAAAATCAATCAATGTTTAAGAATAATACAAGCGGTTTTTCTGGGGTGAAATGGGATAAAAGAGACAAGGTGTGGAAATCTCAAATAGGTGTAAATGGGAAAAGAATTCATTTAGGGGAATTCACGGATAAACAAGATGCAATAAAGGCAAGAAAAGAGGCAAATATAAAATATGGATTTCATGAAAATCATGGCAAATAATGAAAACTAAAAGATATTTCAGTAAGATGCTTAATCAATTTTTCACTAGAAACGAAAAAGGTATAAACTTTGAAGACGGAATAAATTACAGCAATAACGAAATAAAACGATTGCAAAATGTAGACACTGATAGTAAAGTAGCAATACATAATTTAAAAAAAGTATTTAGCGGGGAGCTGATAGATGGGGAGAGAAAAAAAAAGAGAGATAATATTTAGAGCTTGGAACGAAAAAAGAAGAAAGTTTTATTATTTTAAAGATGGAAGATACTTTAAAAACTTAGAGTTAAAAAACTGTATACCAGATAGACTATACAGCGGAGAATTTAATTGGGAAAACAAAGAGCAATATATAAATATAAACACAAAAGATAATGTAATGATATTTGAAAATGATATTATTGACAAATACTGGAATCATTTATTCATCATAGAGCATAATATCAAAGATGGTTATGAAGCAGGACATGGGTATAATGAAGTTGTTAAGAAATCTGGATTTGAATTCAAGTTTGACAGTGTTGATTTTAAGGTAGTAGGGAATATTCACGAAACGCCAGAGTTGATAAAGGATGCAAGATGATTAAGATTTTAGATATATCAAATATAAAAGTAGTAGGGATAAATAAGAAGTTTGGTGCTAAGTGCATGTTAGTTAAGAAAAGATGGTCGGCACGTTTATTTCTAGCTAAAGAATACAGGGAGTTTAAAAAGCTTATTGAATTAAGCGCAAGAGACAAGAAAATTAAACCACCTTTTAAGCTTATAATGATTACAGAAATGTATGCAGACATAGATGCACCAATTAAAGTAGTTCTTGATGGATTAGAAAAAAAACTTGGAAATGATAGAGACGTGCTTAATTTAGATGCTAGAAAAATACTAATCAAGCGTGGAGCAGTCGGTCAACTGAGAGTTTATGCCGATACTATGATAAATCAATGTAGAGAGTGTGGAGCAGATAAAGGACATGAAGAGATTTGTATTAAGTGTGGGGAAATATGTTCATAGCAAGAGACAAAAGATTAAATTTACTATTTCTATATGATAGAATGCCAGAAAGACGCGGTGGTAATATTTGGGTATTGCCAAGTAATCAAAAAAATGGGTTCTCACAAGAGATAGACAAGGATTTGTTTCCAGATTTAAGATGGGAAGATGAGCCGATAAAGGTAGAAATAAAAGAGGTAGAGATATGATACATAAAAAGATAAAGATAAGACCTACAAACGAGACAGCAGCAATAATATATTCTAAAGACAGAAAGAAAGTAATAAATTATTTATCAAAGAAGCACGACATAAATATCAAAGATAACTTTAACTATTTAGACGGGAGCCAAACAACAATTACGGATCACAAAACTGGCGAAGTTTATATTTATGTAATTCTATTCGATAAGGCCCCACAAATTGTAGCTCACGAGATAGTTCATTTAATTTGGGATTTGTCAAGAGAGTCAGGAATAGAAATAAATTCCAACAGCGAAGAGTGGCAAGCATATTTAATGGGATATCTAATGACTGAGATATTAGACTTTGATAGTTATGAGAGGTTAAAGTAATGGAAAAAGGGATAATGAGTCAAGACGAAATAGATCACCTATTAACACAAGTTGCACTTAGTGATCCTTGGGAATTTGGGAGGTCTGGGATAAATCCAAAAGAATTACCAAATGACATCCAAAAGTTAAAAAAAAAAGATTTAATTGCAATGTGCGCAGAATACCAAAAAGAAGCATTATATAATTATAAAAAGATAGACGGTGACGCGAAAAGATGGGAAGAAAAAGAAAAAACATACATTAAAGAGAATAAATTAGCACAAGAAGATATTAAATTTATAAAAGACTTCATATCCAGATTTTAAAGATCAAATAAATGACTTGACGAATAAAACAAGAATAAGATATTATAAAACCAAAGGAGGAAATAATGAAAAGTTTAATTGAAGACATAACGTGGATAGCAGTAAGAGTTTTAATAATTGTTGCTTTAATAATGCACATAAATCAAATGAAAAAAAGAATAGACCATTTAGAAAATCCATCAAACGACAAAAGAATAATAAACGAATTGAGAGAAGTGATTATTTTATAAAAAAACTTATCAAAAGGGAGAAACAATGGAAAGAATTAAATGGTATTTCAAACAATTACTGCCACTATCTTACGTATCTGAATACAAAGAAAACGGGATACCGAAAAAGACTACTTTTAAGATGCGGCTTGGAAGATGCTTCGATATAGATACAAAAGATGTTTAAAAATTTCTTATATATTAACAGGCATAAAAAATATTATTTTGATAGTTTGTTTTATAACGGGCATCCTAAAAAAGAAATAAGAAAATTATGGAAAGATCACAAGAAGACAATAAAAAGATGTTCTAAATTTAATAATATGTCATTGCTTAAATGTATTGCAAAATGGGAGAATTATTAATGAATAAGAGAAAAGCAAAGAAGCAATATAAAAGAGGGCAAAGAGAAAGCATCAAACAATTAAAAAAAATAGCAACTTTTGGCAAAAGTAGTTTATATGTCTCAGTGGCAAATATTAAAGCAGATACAAGTGGTTATTATAATAATGCTGGAGACTATATTATTCCGTCAGGTAAAGAAAATGAGAGTCTATGGCTAAATTTTCATACGAGAGCAGGTATTCCGATAGAAGACACCACGAAAAGACATGTTCATGTGGACATGTCAAATGGCTAAAGTAACCGAAGCCCGTTGGCAAGAGATAAAACTTGAATATTTAGCTGGTGTAAAATCAAAAGATCTATCTGAAAAGTTTAATATAGACTACACTACTTTAACTAATAAAATTAGTCGTGATGGATGGAGCGAGCTATTAAGACAAAAAATCACAATGTTCAACAAATTATACCTTGAAACGCAAGCAGAAGAAGAAAATCAAGCTATTATTGACATGAAACAAAAGGAACGAGAACGAGCTGAAAATATTGCCATAGCATTAGAGAATCAATTAGTCGTCACAGATAGTGAAAGTGGCGAGAAAAAGATTAATCCTAAATTATCGTCACAAGATGTTAGTTCACTAGCAAACACATTAGAGAAGATACAAAAAGTTAATTATAAATCACACGGTATATCAGACAAATTAGACATAGATGCCAAAGTAACACTACCAACAACAATAAACTTCATAAAGGCAAAATAGAATAGTGGAGCTTGATCTTGAATTAAATCCAAAAATGTGGGATTGGGCTCAAAAACTAGATAGATACAATGTGGCTTTTGGAGGAAGAGGTAGTTCTAAAAGTTGGGCTGTAGCTTCTATCATAGTCGCAATGGCTTTCAACGAAAAGCACAAAATCCTATGTACAAGAAAAATCCAAAACAATATCAGAGACTCGGTTTATGCACTTATAGTTGATACAATAGGACGAATGGGATTGGAGTCATTTTTTGTTATAACCGAAAAAGAGATAAGAGGACGCAATGGTTCAATCTTTATATTTAAGGGACTCGATACCAACATAAGAGAAATTAAATCAATGGAAGATGTTTCCATCTGCTGGGTTGAAGAAGCAAACAGTATTAAAGATGCAGCGTGGAAAATATTAAGACCAACCGTAAGAAAGACAGGCTCAAAATTCTTTATAGTATTTAATCCAGATGAAACTACAGATCCAGCTTATCAAATGTTTGTAGAGAATCCAATAGACGGTACAAACTCAGTATTTATAAACTATCAAGACAATAAATGGTTTTCAGATGAATTAAAAGCTGAGATGGAATATGATAGAAAAGTTGACTATCAAGAAAGCCTTGTAACATGGGATGGTCAATGTAGAGAGATCAGTGAAGCTGTAATATTCAAGGGTAAGTTTGAAGTCAAAGAGTTTGAGTCTGATCCAAACGAGATGATATATCAAGGTGCTGACTTTGGATTCAGTGAAGACCCTATGACTGTCAATTCTGCATTCATAAGAGACAGATGTTTATATTTAGAATACGAGGTAAACGGTGTCCATATAGAAATTAATGGTCATAAGGCAAAATATGAAGAGATCCCATATATAAGAAAATATCAAATTAGAGGTGATAATGCAAGACCAGAGTTGATATCTCATTTAAGGAAAGAAGACAAGTTTAATATAGTTCCATGCAAAAAAGGCAAGAATAGTATTGTCGAGGGAATTGAATTTATAAGATCATTCGAGAGAGTTTACATTCACCCGAGATGCGTAAATACAATATATGAATTTGGACATTATAAATATAAAGTTGATCCAATTACCGGAGTGATTTCAAAGGTAATTGTAGATAAAGATAACCATCATGTTGACGGAATAAGATACGCACTTGAAAAAGTAAGAAAGTCGAAATATAAAAATAGTAATTGGTCGGCAAATGATTTAGGATTGTAAAAAAACATTAAAAAATAAGAGGAAACAGTTTTTAAATTGACAAATATAGATAGGTTTAATATATTAAATTATAACTTAGTGAGACAAGTTAAATAAACCGAGAAAGGAAAAGATCATGAAAAACGAACAAGTAAAGAACATCAGAAAGATTCAAGCAGTATTAACAAAAGTAAGTCAAGGAATCAATGTATTTTTTAATATAACCCAATATGAAAATAGAATGGGTATTGTGAGATCAGCAAAGAAGTGGGGAACAGATTCCGCAGGAAATAAAGTTGTTATTGGTACTAATTGGTATGTGACAGAAAAAGGTCAAAGAATTTTAGATATTGCAATATAAGGATAATTAAAATGATAAATAAAAATAATACACCAATAATAGTTTCGGAAAGCGCTGATAATGGAGAACATTCACACTTTAAACTTGTTGATGTCGAAACTGGTGACACGTTGTGGAGCGAAGAATTCAATAAAGTTAAAGAAGGAATTGAAAATTTAAAAGAAAAGATAAGAAAGATAAGAGAGATGAGGGAAGAGGGCGATTATGATTTGCAAACTATTTTGTATTATATAGACGAATTCCTAGTTTAAGCCTTTCTCTCCCTGCGATAATCTCAAAGGGAGTTAAATATAATGAGTGGAAGCGGCACTGGAGACGTTGTGGACATAAAGAAGAGCCATAGGTAGCGTAATGGTTACCATGTGGGTTCGAATCCCGCCCACTCAAATTAAATGAAAAAGGAGGTGAAATGGGAAAAGCAAAACTAACACTTGTAATCATATTAACTGGTATAATCTTAGCTGGTTCTATGCTTACACTTGATTATTTTATGAATGTGAGGTTCAAGGAATACGTTAGCGAGATATTACCTATTTAATGTCTTGACAAAGAAATCATTATGGCGCAATATAAGCAAAAGAGAGGACTTAATGATAATTAGAATAACGATATTAGCTATATTGTTTGCTTTTTCAGTTTCTTTTAACTCAGATTATTCAGCAAATCAATACAAGAAAATTCAGATTGGTCTTGTAAGTGATTATGCAATCGAGATAAATAATATCAATACATTTAGCTTTGAAGAAATTGAAACAAGTCTTGATTATAAAATTACTAATTTTGTCTTTAAGTCAGATTATGGATAGCTAAATTACAAACAAGAATATATATAAATTAAATAAGAGAAAAGCCCTTGATGATATTGAGGGCTTTTTTATGTCTTGACAAAACAGTAAACATATTTATAGTAATTGCTATTAGAGGTTACTATGAAATTAACGATAGAACAGATAGAAACAGCAATCAGAAAATTTTCGGAAACTCAAGAAAAATATAAGATACAAGACGAATACTATGCTGGAAACAACCCACCTATTTTGGCAACACCGGACAAGAATCCAAACAACAAGGTGAGCGTTCCTTACGTTCGTAAAGCTTGCAATACGGTAACCGGTTACATGGCAAAAGTCGGGAATATCACATTTAGCGACGAAGAAAACGAAGACAAGCTGCTTGAAATAAATAACCTAAACGAAGCCGATATAACTACAAATGAAGATTTCGTTAATGCTATCGTGAACGGTAAAAGCTATGAAATACATTATGTTGACGAAGACGGGCAACCCCGATTCATTGCAATACCGGCAAATCAAATAATTCCAATCTATTCAACGCATGCAGACAAAAACATAGAAGCATTTATTTACACATATTCAGACACAAATGAGATATATGAATCCACAACAGAAACTATCAATTATGCCGATGTTTATTATACTGACACAGTGGAGAGATATATCGCGAAAGATAGTTCAAGTTATGAGCCGAATCTTGATGACAATGAGGAATATATTTATGATACATTTTACGGTCAAGCTCCAATTGTAGAATTTGTAATCAATAAAGACAAAAAGAATATATTTGACCATGTAACTGAATTGATCGATCAACATGATAAAGTACTAAGTAGCAATATGGCAAACGAATTGGCAAAAACAGCATTGAGTTACATAACAACATCGTTTAGCGTAGACAATACAGAAAAAGACGAAAATGGTTTAACTGACCTAGACAAGATAAAAGATAAGCAAATATTCGACAACATGGATAGCGACGATTTTATAAAGTTCCTTGAAAAGAATCTTGACGAAGGATTTGTAAACATGGCAGCAAACCGATTCGAGAGATTGATCTATGAGATGTTGCAGATCCCAAACTTCAACGATCCGACTTTTGGGACTGCTGAAAGCGGGATAGCAATACAGTATAAGTTAATTGACTTTGAAAACTTATGTAGTTCTCTTGAGGCTTATTTTCTAAAAGGATTAAACAAGAGATACGAACTAATAAATAAGATACTGGGGACAAGCACAAATCCAATAGTTTTAGATGTGAATGTTACCTTTAGACGTAATTTACCATTTGACATTGAAAATCTTGCATTAACTATTGAGAAGCTAAAAGAAGTTTTGAGTACTGAGACAATATTGAGAATGTTCCCTAAATCAATAATCCCAGATGTGCTTGCAGAATTAGAAAGAATTGAAGAGCAGAGAAAAAGCGACATTGAGGCTCTAACAGGACTTGAAGCAGAGCCAAATGAAGATGAAGACGATGACGAACAATAAACAAACACTATTACTTAAAAACAAGATAATGAGATCTGTTCTATTACAAGAAAAGAAGATAGAAGAATTCAATAAATCTTATGGCGATTATTCTATAGTAGAGAGAGCAGAGTCAAAGATAGAAGCATTTAAGTATGTGCTAAAAACGATTGAGACGCTAGAGAATGACTGAAAAGCAACTATTCAATGAGATGCTCAACAACGTAACCAAAGCAAAACTAAAGAATTATAAGTTTTATCTGGAGGCGACAAACAAGATAAAAGCATTGATTGAAAAGTATGTCAAACAGCAACTTAAAGTAAATACATTAAGAAACGGTCAAGATAAAGTTGCATTGACTAAAAAACAGCTTAAGCAACTCGAAAAAGACATTGAGAAAATAATCATAGAGCTTAATAACAAAGTGACAGACAATATTGAGTTCTATTTCGGTCTTAATTATACAGATGGATATTATGGATCACTGTATAACTTCGAAACATTATTGCAAACACAAACAGCTAATATCATACCATTTCTATTACTGCCAACTCAACGAATATCTAACGAATTCAAGAAACGTATTGCTGGACTATCTACACCGGAACGATTAAAGAAAACAGCACAACACTTCAATAAGCAAATAATCGATTTAGTTATAGAGACAGTTGAGAAAGGTGAGTCGGTTGCATATTTAGAAAAGAGACTACTTGAGATAGGCTATAATGGAAAAATTAATACGACCGCTAGGACTGAACTTCTAAGATCTTACTCCGAAAGCCAAAAGATGGCGAGAGAAGAAGTTGAAGAAGCCGGGATAGAACTAGAGACAACATGGATTTCAACGTTAGATTCAAAAGTTCGCGCCACACATGCGAGAGTGGACAACCGAAAAGCAAAGATAGTTGATGGGTTGACAGCTTTCAAAGTTGGCGGTGTATTGATGCAGGCTCCAAGAATAGTCCATCCAAAAAACACATCCAGTAAAACCGCAAAAGAAGTAATTAATTGCAGATGCCGGAGCACAGACTCAATAAAAGGAATTGATAACAACAATAGACTAATAAAGATAAATGGTAAGTGGAAAGAAACAACTGCAAAATCAAGCGATTACAAAGATTGGAAGAAATTTAGAACCCAGCCAAAAAACAAGACTAAATAGTTTTTTAGTTGACAAAGCTATCCTCTTATAATAGATTGTAATTATAGAGAGGTGGTAAAGATGGATACAATAACATATCATGCTAGGCAAATGAGAGAGGCTGAAAGACAAGCAACAGAGCTTTATGCTGAAGAGAATAGTGTAGAAAAGCAGATGGAGAAATTTCTAAATAAAGTTGATGAGAAATTTTCTAAAAACGAAACTGAAATATATGATAGCGATGTTGGATTAAATTATTCAAACATGGAATCAGTAACAACTAACTATGAATTTCAATATGAAATAAACCATGATGAAACTTTGTTGAGACTTAAAAACAATAGATACAATAATCCTTTTTCAGAAGACCAATTGCAGGAATTATTAGAAACGGTTACAGGGAAACAAAAATTGCTTTTTAGTGAAAAAATAGAAAGTTGTGAATATAGAACTTTTATAAAAGAATTTTCGGAATATGATATCAGTAAAGGTCTTTATAATTCCAGAACTTTTTTTGACTATGAGGTAGCTTTAAATCTTATTAGTGAAAATATTTACATAGATATCGTCACAAATACAAATAGAAAATTAAAAGTATATTTCAAATCTGAGTGGGAAATGGGAATGTACTACGAAGATTTAACAAAAAAAGAATATCAGTTTAAAGATACGTCAAAAAAAGAAAAATATAACGAGGATTCCTATTATTATTTTAAGCTTTATACTAACAAGGATTTTAATAATTTAATTTTTTCTATACAAAACGACAGGGGGTTAGAACGAACTAAATATTTATATACAGGGTCAAAGAGTGAAGAATACAAGTGTGGAGAAGAGGTGTTTTATGTTGATTTTAATGAAGACAGTATAAAGAAAGGTAAAATTACAAATATAGAATCTGGAAGCGCTCAAAATTATTTCAATACTTTGGACTTAGGTAGAGTTTACTACGAGATAAATAATGAGATTTTATCAGGTTATAATTTATCAAGAACAGATGATTGGATCGCTTCAAATGGAGAAAGAGTTTATAAAAAAGAATACTGAATAAATATTTTAAATCATCATAAAAAGACTAAAGCAATTTGTTAACTATACGATAATAATAGTAAGCAAGGATGCAAAAAACAAACAAGGATGTTGCAATCAGGGGACATTGCAATGAAAAGATGTGAATTATGCAACAACAAGATTAACAAGAGAAACGATGCAAGTATTAAGATTTTAAGAAAGGATTTAACCGACAACATTAGAAAAAACTATCCAAAGAATCAAACCATTTGTACAGACTGCAAAAGCTCGATGCTATATGCGGGCTTGATAACAATTTATTAAAAAGAGGGGGATTGTGGATAAAGAAATGATATTTGTTTTTTTGTTGCACCACCAATAATGTTTATATTCGCATTTTTTGGAGTCATGGTGGAAAACGAAAAAATGAAGATTTGGAAGAGAATAATAAAGGGTATATTTTTTGGGGCAATGCTTGCGACTCCTTTTATATCTGCTATAATTGTTATAATCATGGGTGTTATAATTGCGATATCGCCAATTATGTTTTTTGCTGAATGGCTAGAAAAATAAATCCTTAAAAGCTACAAACAATTATAAAACTAAGATCACTGTAAAAAGTGGTCTTTTTTTATGCTTGCCTATAATAAATAACTTGACAAACTACTAAACATATATTTATCATTATTCAATTAAATTTAACTTAGTAAGGCTAAGGACTTACGAGAGGGAATAATGGATAAAACAGAACTTTTAAAACTAGTAGCAGATGACAGACAAGAGGATGTAAAAGTGTTTCTTGATTCAATGACAGATATGTCAAGTATCACAAAAGACAACGCAAACGACTTCATTAGAAATAATTCAGTTTTACTTAGTGAATTTGACCGAAAAGTAACGGGCGGGATAACTAAGTATAAAGACGAATCATTTGAACGTGAAGTAAACAGCAAAGTTGATGTATTGAAATCAGAAATGGAATCAAAATACAATCCTCAGAAATCAGACGATCAGAAACGAATTGATGCGCTTGAAGAATTGGTAGAATCTGGAAAGAAAAAAGAAATTGCAACTCAGCAAATGGATGTGGCAAAGGCAATTTTGAAATCTCAAAAAGACTCAAAAGAAAACGATATTGACTTATCATTTTTCGATGCTTCAAAAATGGTGGGAGTTTCCGACAATGAAACAACTGAAAATGTAAACAAGGCGATACAACCATATTTGGACATGCACACAAAAAATTCTGAGGGTCTCGGCAAGGTCATTCAAGACAAAGTTGACGAAGTTCTTAAGGGTAGTCACAAGCCAGTCAAGAAAGATGGTGGTGCGACTGATACAAGTTTAGAAGCTAGAGTTCAAACAGTAAGAAATACTGGAAAGGCTGGTAACTTGAAAGACAGAGCAGATATGTACAGGGAAATTAGAGAAAACAAAAATAAATAATAAAGGATAAAAAATTATGGCTTTTGAAGTAGGACAATTTAATGAGTTTGACGATGCGAACTCGGTAGCAGATGCAAGTATATTAGTTGCAGCAAGTGCAATTAAAATGGGTAATTACAAATCAGCATTTTATCAGTCTATGGCTGCACCGTTAGTAACTCAAGGACTTAATACGGTTGATTTTGAGGTATTCAGTAGAAGCAAGACAACCAAAGGCGGTACAGTTGATGGAGAATGGAATGCAACTGATCTTGTTGATCTTGGATTAGATGCAACAAGCATTAAAGGGTTAACAGTTGGTTCAATACTTGAGATGGTTACAGGTGAATTTGTAATTGTAAAGAGTGTTGACAGAACAGCAGTTACGATAGACGTATATGCTAGAGGGGCAGGTGGAACAACTGGAGCTGTTCAAGCTACATCAAGTGATTATGTAGTTCGTGGTTTTGCTGGTAAAGATGAAGAGCTGAAAAACGTTGAATCTTATAGAGAGTCAACGGGAAAGTATACTAACTATGTTCAAATGGTTATTGAAACTATTGATTGGACTAAGCGTGGTGCTGAGCTTAAGAGAATGGGACTTGATGGTGATAAGATACTACCAATCCTGATAGAAGAGGCTACGTTGAGAGTTGCTGAAATGCTTGGCGTTATGGCGATTCATGGATTACCTCAACTTGGAGTTGATGGTGGTACACCTTATATGTCAGCTGGTTTATTTTCACAGCTTGCCGATAATGCGGGAGGATCAAGACCGATATTGAATTATAACGCATCCGGAGCACTTACAGAAGAAAAGTTGAGATTGCAGCTTAGCGAATTAACAAATACTGGAGTGCCTGATACAATCTGGCTATCTGCGGCAAATAAAGAAGTTGTTAATGATTTTAAAGGAACAATAACACAAACAAGACAAGACACAGTAGCGGGTAGTTATGTTGATACTTACAATTATGAAGGCTTAATGTTGAATTTCAGAGTAGATTCCGACATGCCAGATTCAAAAATTGCAGTTGTTACAAGTTCATCTTGCAAGAAAAAGTGGGTTGAGGGTGATGGTCTACGATTAGAAGACGAACCAAAAGCTTCATCGAGAGAGTTTAGACAGTCTATTCAAGGGTCGCTTGGATTTGCGATTGAGGACGTTGGTTATGCTCATTCGTACATGTATGGCGTGACAGTTTAAGTTTATTTAATATCGGGGGTGTAAAAGCCCCCTTTTATTTGATTAGTTATAAAGGATTTAATAATGTTTAAAAAGAAAAAAGATTCTGATGTTGTCGTTGAAACAATCATAGACACTACAAAAAATAAAAAGAAAATAAAAGAGATAATCTTTGAGGGTTCTGGCTGGTGTGAAGAGTTGCAAACATCTTACCGAAAAGGAATATATACACCAAAGACATTAAAAGAATACAATATCCTAAAAAAATACGGTAAATAAATATGCCTCCTATTAAATTTCCAAGAGCGAAGCAAAGACTTAAACCAGTTGGAACTAATCAAATAAACAATCGAGGTGGTGGTGCTGGTTCTGACTCTACAGCAATCCACACAAATATCTCCTCTGAAATAATCGGAATTCCAGAAAAGACAAACCCTGTAGATGCTGATTTAATAGTTATAGAAGACAGCGAAAATGCTAATAATAAAAAAAGAGCAGAAATTGGAAATCTTCCCGGAATGAAAGCAGCAGAGTGGGGACTTGTTACAGGAATTTTATCAGATCAAACAGATTTAGATGACAGATTTAATATAATAGAGTCAAGGACGGAATACTATGAGCTATTCGAAAATATCACAAGCGGAACAACAGGAACAATCACAAAGCCAGTCGACTCGACAATCCTCCTTAACAGATACAGCGACGGAAAAGATTGTGTCATCGTCAAAGTCGACTCTAACAATAGACCTACTGAAAACATCGCTAGAGAATCAGACGGAACTATTATCACGGCAACGTTCGACACGGCTGGCGATTATGTTCTTAGTGGCACTGCAAGTGCCTATCCTGTCAGTCTTGTTTATCAAATATCTATTGCCGCTGTTAACTCGGATAATGTAAATATAAATCAAATTGTAAATAAATTAGAATTACACGACGCAAGTGAAATAAGTGTTGATGCAAGCGGTTTTGGCGGTACATTAAGCACAGCCGATAATGATGTACAAAAAGCGTTATCTACTCTTAATGATACGGTTGCATTCGAACAATCAACTGGATTGGTTAAAGGCGGTGTCATAAGTGTCAATGCAACAACTACACTTATTGATATAACAGCAGGATCAGGACAAATAGTTGATACCACAACCGATCCAGACAACCCAGTCGTCACACCTATTGCATGGATAGCAAAAACAGGTTATAATCTTACTACTACTGCTGGAGCTGGAGACGTTGTTGCTATTTTCCTTTCATTGGATTCTAACGGCGATGTCATAGAACGGTCTGAATTACCATCTGCAACAGAAAGAAGAAATACAATTGACTTAGGATTAGTTGCAAGAGATGATTCAAATGTTGTGGTTGTTGTTGCAAACACACCTACAAATATAATACACAATCCTACAAGTTTAATGCAAGACTTTTTTGAAAACTGGGGGGCATTCAGTATTTCTGGAAATGAGATTGCACCAAACGCAACTGATTTGCAGATTAAAAAAGAAGCTGGTACATTATTCAGAAGTGGTGGTAATTTCAGAACAGACGGGAAAAACCCGAATGTTGTAATTTCAGCAGCGCAAGAACCAGTCAATCCATTTAACTATAAACTTTCAGATGGAACAGACGTAACACTTTTGGCGTCCGCTATTGATCCAGATTATTATGACAGTGGGGCGAGTACTAAAACAGCCGTTCCAACTGGTAAATTCACCATACAAAGAATTGCAATGTTTTCTTCAAATATTTTAGAGATCATGTATGGTCAAGAATTATTTAATTTATTATCTGAAGCCAAAGCAGCATTACCAACAGTAGACTTTATTGTTCCAGCTGATTCAAAAGAAGCAATCCCATTTTCATATTTAATTGTAAAACAAGGATGTACAGATTTAACCGACGATACTTGTGCAGAATTTTTTAAAGTCGATGCAAGAGGAGAAATTGGTGGTATTGGTTATCAGCAGTTAAATAGTGCAGGCATGGTATATGACCCCGGCTTAACAGATAATGTAAATGGATCAATTGATGTTGGCGACGGTGTTGTAAACTTATTTCAAACAAGCGATTTTTCAGGAGATATGAAACAATATTCACTAGTTGGGTTGGACGATCAATTATTGACCAATAACGACACTAACTATATCATAGCAGATTACAACAGCGGATCACCTATCTTTAGAGTTACACTAGATGTACTTGAAGTCAATGAATCTGACGTTGTTCCCGTGTATACAATATATAGAGAAGATGACGAATTGCACACAGTTTCATGGGGTACCGTTGGAACTGGACTAGTAAATAAACTTCATGCTAGAGTAGTAAAAACAGACCGATTTGCACATGAAAGTGGTTTAGCACTTGGCGAAGAAGCGACAAGAGAGATTACGACAACAGCTGGAGTTATATGGATTGGTGGGACTAGAACAATTCTACCAGCAGCAAATAGTGGAACAGATGAAACAGAATTCTGGTATCATGTTTCTGGCGTGTGGACTAGTTCGTCGGTCACAACTTACAATAATCAACAATACGACGACGGAACCGATCTACAGGACACTGGGAACGGTCGTTTTGTAGTCAATTGGATTTATCAAGGTGCTGAATCTGGCGATGCCCATTTATATTATGTGCTAGGTAGCGATAACTATACTTTATTAGAAGCACAAGCATCACCAGCACCATCTGATTTGCCACAAGTTATCTCGAGTCACGCTGTATTGGTAGGACGTATTATCGTTGAAGAAGATGGAACAACAGCAACTCAGATTGACTCAGCTTTTACCACACAGTTTGCAGCGTCACCAGTTACAGACCATGCTAATCTTAGTGGATTGCAAGGTGGAACAGCTGGAGAATATTATCATATTACGAGTGCGCAACATGGCAATATGCCTCCATTGGATTCGGCTACTAATACAGATGGTGATTTTAACATTACGGGTTCGAACACGGCACCAACACAGGGAGCCGAGCAAGTAACAAACGGAGACTTCACTACCGACTTAACGGGCTGGACAAATGGTGGCAATTGGGCGCAAAGTGCAGGTACAGCGCTACATACAGCAGGAAGTGTGGCTACATTAAGCCAAGATGTTACCGTTGTAGCTACTAACGCATATCTTATAGCATTTGACGTTATAGGTAGAACAGCGGGTACAGTTAGAATGAGTGTGGGTGGAGCGCTTGATACATTCTTTATCGATCAAGATATCACAACGTATACCAAAGTTCTTTATGCTACCACAACAGGGGCTTTGACTTTTGAACCAACAACAGATTTTGATGGTGCATTAGACAATGTAAGCGTAAAATTACTTACTTCTAGTGTAGCTTTGCAGAGTCTTTATAATGAGAGTGATGAAATTAAAGGCGAAACAAGAGTAGGTGGGAGTCTCACTAATCCATCATTATTTAAT